GCGGGAGCCCAGGTAGCAGCGACTCTCAAAAGCGCGTCGTCTTCCGGGAGACACAGGCCTCCATTAGACAATTCAACGTCTCTGGCCTCTCTCGGACACGGAAACAATTCCGTGACGTCATCGATCACCATCGACGGCAAGCGCTGAGCCGCCACTTCCAAGGCTTGTTCAAGGACATCACCTGCTATACCCGAAGTCTGCCACAAGTTCCGCAGCTTCCGTACTGGGCCCCCATCCTTATTCAGGAGGGACCACAGCAACATGTGGCGCCACGCCCTTGGAGCATCACGTACAGCACGATTCGGTCGTACAGGGGGAAAACCACCACCACCAACTTCACGGGGAAGTTCCGGAGGAATGCCGACTTCGTTCAGCTTCTTCCACTCGGGACGCAACCTCCTGGAAACCAATGCGGCTCGACGCCGCAACCGGTCGCTTGCCCAAGCAGGGATCGAGGATGCAATAGCAGGACCCGCTGTGGCCCAACTCGGCATTTCACACCGAGCCAGGCCCGCCACCGGTCTAGTGAAGAAGTCTCCAGGTTCGACGATCGCCCTTACGGGCATCACGTCGACCATTTCGACTGCTTCCAAGTACGACAGTTTCAAACCTGCCGCGCCTGCCACCGTATGTATCGGTGCATCCCGTTCGACCTGCCTGAACACCGCCATCTGTTCTGTGAACAGAATGAGGGTATTCGACACAAGGTGCTTCCCGTCAGAGAAGCTTGGTCCAGTAGAGGAAATCCTACGATGATAACCACGATGAGCTTGACGCATCATCAACGACGCCAGATCGTCACCACAGACTCCGATACGGAGCAGGTCTCGGATTTTCCAATCCGGTATCCTCAGCTCTCGGGCGACTTCCACAGTCGCCTCTTCGGCAGCCCACAGGTTGAGAAGGTTCAGTATAAACCAAGAAAGTGGCAAGCCCATAAGGCAGCCCTTCTGGCTGATAAAGCCCTCAATCCCAGATTCTGGCGGATAGGTTACATCCATTGGTCCCAACAGAAGCCGTCCCAAGTTACGGACGTCATCCGGCAACCCCGCCCCATCACACACGCCTTCCCATGCGGATTCAATCGCCCAGCTCCCAAAGGAGTCGGTAGCAGCGGTAAGATCAGCGGAGACCAGGGTAAACCCGAAGGACTCCACAGGTGCCTCCATAGGGGCGTCTCGCAAATCCTCGAAGAGGGCCTCCAAACGGCGGCCCTCCAACGAAGCGGAGACTCGCGGATCTGCAGCCAACATAGGCCAGACTATCCCGCGAACCAGCTGACCAATCTCCACCAACGCAGGGGGACTTTTGGTAACGATGCGGGCCTTAAAGCCTCGCTCCTTCACCACTGTCACCTCAGCCTTAGGTGGTTTGCCGCCGTTAGATTGAACCCATCGAAGGGCGCAGTCCCTCAAGACCTTAGCCACGCGGGTCCGCTCACTATCCGGATCTTGTGCTACGTCGCTAACATACTCGACGGAGCCCCGGGGAGCGATCCTATCTGCGTTGGCATAGACGAAACGATTGGCCGTGCCTTGTTCTGTCCATCGCGTCGGGTCAGCGAACGAAGGGAAATCACCCTCGATATCGCGGCCCAAGGAGGGCTCATCGAACCAGTGGTCCACCATCTTCGTCAAGGCGGTACGAATACCTCCTTGGCTCCGGTTGGAACCTACACAGGCCGATGTTGCCACAGTCAACGACGCAGCGGTGGGCACCAGGTGCCTCTTCCGCTCCGCCCAACGTTGGCAGAACGCACGAATGCCAGTCGCCGAATCTTGGTCTACGGGCTGCGCCTCTTTCAGGTTTGCAGCGTGTTTAAGCAACGCCTCTTGGACTACTCCAGACTTGTCATCTGGCAGCGGAAGAGCCCGAGCAATGTAGGACAGCTGCAAGAGCCGTTCTGCACGCTTACATGGGCCACCCTGGTCCGCCGCATCGAAGATCCGGTGCAGGCACTGAGGTGTTGCGGGGTCGAAGTTAGGTGGTATCCCAGCTTCGGCGGTAACGTCACGAGGCGTGTTGATCTTTGCGGCCTCCCATCGGGCCATTGTGCAGAATTTCTTCAGCACTCTGGCCACAGACAGGGCCCCTGCATCGATCGCCTCTTTTGTTATCCAGCAACGAAGTCGGGACAGTTCTCGCAGTGGTATTCTGACGTCGCACAACGCAACCGCGGACGCGACCGCCTCCCAGCAAGGTTGAATAAACCGAGCCAGGAAGCGCTCTCCGTCCCGTCGTTTGACGAGCAGATTGGAAAGCCGACGGTGGGTGCTCCTCTCAGTTTTAGAGTAGTACCTCCCAGCCATCTTGTCATAATTAGGCAGCACCGTCTGAATGACGATGCTCGAACGACGCTTCGGGGCTTTCGCCCCCTTGCGCCGATCGGGTTTCTGAACGGATCGCGCTGCCAACAAAG